TTCTCATGTCTCTTTTTATAAATCAAAAACAACAGCTTAGCCCTTCACCCGCCTCCAAGGGAAAAGTAAGCAGATTTTTACTCGAGACGTAACTATCTAAAAATTCAGTAAATTATAAAATTTCAATAAAAGGAAATTCGTCTAAAAATGCTGCCCTTCGCACACTCCGGTGGACTGAAGTGATCCCGAAAAACTGGACAGTTGTCTGTTGATTGTCACTGAGAACTGACCCGGTATTTTCACCGAGATTTGACCCATCTTCAGTCTTGATGCCGCCAAAGCACTGAAAAGGCGTCACTTTTTGAATCCGTCTCGATTTAGGTGGAGCGCGGATAGAAAGAGACCGGTGCTGGGAGACCAATGCGAACCAGTCTCTACTAAACTGGCGACACGCGAGAACACCCGGCGAACTCCGGGCAAATTCCTAACTTTCTGAATTTCTTCGGTTTTGATCGAGCGAAGCGACTTCGTACTGAACGTCGCTCTACTCACTCCTGATCACGGAAAAACAGGTAAACTCCTCGAGCGTTCCGCAGTGGCTGGGGCCTTGTATAAACGGCGCCCTCAAACTCCAATTGGTGAGGTGGCAGGTTCAGATCTTGAACCCCATGGATTTCAACAAAGCGATCCATCAATTCCTCAAGAATTTTTTTCATAGTCTCCTATCTTCGTTTGATGCTCTGAGATAGCTCCAGGTACCTGCAGAACGCATTTGCCAACTGCATCTGCCGCGGAGTCCGACATTCCGCCTCGAAGACCCTTGGCGACGCGACCAAGACCGCAACACACTTCGCCCGCGAGATTGCAACGTTGAAGCGGTTTGCACTGTATATGAACTCCATGCCCCGCGGTGCGTCAGCATGGCTCGATGTCGCCATCGAGTAAATCGCTATGGGTGCCTCCTGGCCCTGGAACTTGTCAACAGTCCCAACGCGCGCGCCAGGCAGGCGCTGCTGAATCTCAAAGACCTGCGCATTGTACGGCGCGATGATCAGGATGTCCTCGAGCGTTAAGGGATTTTCCTGACCTTCCCGGTCAATCCATGTTGGCTCACCGGACAAAACTTCCTCGACAAGTCCGGCAACGGCATCGGCCTCCTCAAACGAAGAATTTTGATTGCCTGAATGCTCAACAGGGAGAAACCTCAGACCCGTTCCGGCTAGGGACCCGCCACCGCGGATTTCCTGCAGCTCGCATCCCTCTACAGAGTGCAGCTTGTCGTCATAGAAGAGCTCGGAATTGAACCGGCAAATCTCAGGGTGCAAGCGCCAGGTTTCCTCCAGGAAAAGGCCCTCGTCGTCGGAAATCGTATGTGCGCCGGAAAGAACATGCTCAAGCGCGGAGACACCTGTGCCATCCGGATGCGTGCCCTGCATGGGCTGGTCCAGCTGTTGCGGATCTCCAAGCAAGATCAGAGCCTTCGCGCTCTGAGCAACTGCCAGGACATTGGCCAGAGACATCTGCGCTGCTTCGTCAATGACGAGCACATCGAGCACTTCATGTGCGTCAGCGCGTGACCAAAGGAAGTGCGTCGCACCTGCAACCTGCGCCGCCTTCATGAACACGATCCGCTGTGCCGGGTCGCCGGGCGAAAGCCTGTCCATGATCTCAGCCATGTAAGGCGTGCGGGCCGTTCGATACCGACCAGGTTCTGCCGACGCACGCCCCGAAAGCATCCGATGTCGGTCCGCCCATTGCGACACGGTCAGGTCCGCATCCGGCGTGAGACCCGCGCCCCAGGCGCGCAGGATTTCTGCCGCGCCATCGAAATCCGGCATATCGTCAGCATCATCGGAGATCAGGTTTGACCTCGGCAAGATCGTCGAGCTGGGCACGGACATGTTTTTCCAACACTTTCTGCATTGCGGCGGGTTCGACAGTGATTTCATGGCCTAACGCTTCGCTGCATGAGGCCGACAGATCGGCCGCCATCAACGCCGCCGCCCGCGCGGGCCAGTTGACCCAGACGTCACGCTCCTGCCGCGCCAAACGAAACACCAGCGACAGTGCGCGAGCCCGCTCGATCAACTCGCCTTTCAGCTTTTGCAGCCGCAGACGACGTTCCTGCGCCTTCAGAACCTCGTTGGCCGTCTTGGCCTGCAGGAACGTGGTGCCGCTGCCCACAGGTGGAGCGGCCATTCCCTGCTCGCGCAGCGTTTCGCCCACGGCTGAGACCGCAGCCTCTGAGACAGACTTGAGCTTCGGCTTCGGTGCCTTGCGGGTCTTCGACGGGTCGGTTGCCTGCGCACGCAGCGCATCGCTCGCCTCCGCGTCGATACTGCCATCGGAATGCAGAACCACGCGTCCCGTTGCCTTGGCCTTCTGGATGGCTCCGCGTGAAAGACCAACGCGGGTGGCGTATTGGCGCTCGCTCAAACCCTCCATTGCGCGCTCCGATTATCATTCAAAATCATGTGCTTATGTCGTTGATAAGCCTCCGCAGTAGAGCGAACGTGGTCTCACGAAAACGATGCAACTCACCACCGCGCTCAAGCAGCGCAGCGGTCGCGCAAAACCAAGGAGCCGCCACGATGACCCGCTTGAACCCGATCACCACGCCTCGCCCCCAACTGCGCGCCGAGAAAGCCGCGCGGAACCGCGAAGCTGCGATCAACGCCTTCCTTGGCAAGAAAGCCGAGATCGACAACATGCTCGCCCGGCTTCAGAGCCTCAGCGACGAGCACTTCAACTGCCACCCCGACGAAATCAACTGGGGCCATGTTGGCACCCTTGAGCATTACGCCAGCCTGCTGAAGCGCATCACCGACAGCGCCTTCAGCGAAGGCGAGCAAGCGGAGTAAGCGCCATGGAAACCAGCACAATTCGTATCGCAATTCGAAAACTGCCCGATCAATTCGATCGCAGCCGCATCACCACAGTCCTTGACGAGATCGAATGCGCCTTGATGGACGACGGTGGCGTTTATGTTCGCGCCTACGCCGACAGTATGACGATCACCATCGAGGTGCCCACCAATCAACTGATCGATGCAGCCGCCTGTCTGAAAGACATCGGTCTGGTCTGAACCGCACAGACCTCAAGATATGCCCCGCGCTCGCGGGGCCTGTCTCAGTAGAAGGACGCATGTCGCGATCCTCAAATACTGGAGACACTTATGGCTCAGAAATCCACATCCAAAACAACCGTTGCACCCCCGCGCCAAACCAAGCAGCAGATCATAATTGACCTCCTACGTCGGCCCGAAGGTGCGACCATCGCAGAGATCGCCAATGCTACCGAGTGGCAATCGCATACGGTGCGCGGCGCCATGTCCGGCGCGCTCAAGAAAAAGCTTGGCCTCGCTATCACCTCGGAAATGGTGGATGCGCGCGGACGCGTCTATCGTATCGAAGACTGATCCCGCGCCGCTGTACCGCCGAAGTCACGGCGGAAAGGGAGTCTTGCGCGAACAGAGCCGTCGCTTGTCTGGAGCGGCGGCTTTGTCGTTCGGACCCGAATGGCCTCGAACACCCGCCGCAGCACATAGGACCGCACGATGCTGACGATGGTAAAGACCGCCCCCATTTGCAAGTTCTGGGCCAGCGTCGTGTGCAGCCCAAACATCGGGAAGATCAGGATCTGCGTCAGTACAGCGACGCCGTAGCCAACCGTGACATTCGCAATCGCTTCACAAAATGACATCAGACGGGATTGCTTCATTGGCTACTCCGCTCTGAGCGCAGATCATCAAAACTGGTCCCGGCGCCTTCAAGAACAGCGTGCTTGCCAGTAAACTGCTGCCACCGTTGAACAGCCACATCGACATACGCCGGATTAAGTTCAATCCCGTAGCAGACCCGCCCCGTGGTTTCCGCCGCGATTAGCGTAGTGCCCGAGCCCATAAAAGGCTCGTAGACAGCTTGGCCCTGGCTGGAATTGTTCAGGATCGGACGGCGCATACATTCGACGGGCTTCTGGGTGCCGTGTACGGTTTCCACGTCCTGATCCTTGTTCGCGATCTGCCATAGCGTCGTTTGTTTGCGGTCGCCCGCCCAGTGGCCCTTGCCGGTTTTCTTCACAGCATAAAGGCACGGCTCGTGCTGCCAGTGATAATCACCGCGGCTTAGCACCAAGCGATCCTTGGCCCAGATGAACTGGGACCGGATATTGAAGCCGGAGGCCTCGAGGCTATCGGCAACAGTGGTCGCATGCAGCGCGCCGTGCCAGACATAGGTCACATCGCCCGGGAACAGCGCCCAGGCCTCACGCCAATCAGCGCGGTCGTCATTCAGCACCTTGCCGGTGCGCTTGGTCGCGGCGGCTCCTGCCTTGTTGCGCCAGCCGGGATCGTATTCGACACCGTACGGCGGATCGGTCACCATCAGTTGTGGCTTCACATCACCGAGCAGAAGCTCGACATCGGTGGCCACGGTCGCGTCACCGCAGAGCAACCGATGCTTGCCGAGCAACCAGATATCGCCAGGGCGGCTGATTGGGGTCTCGGGGGCCTCTGGTACGTCGTCCTCGCCCTCGCGGGAGGCTGTTTCACGGTCGACTTCACCGGCCAACAGCGCTTCGAGTTCAGCGTCATCGAAGCCGATGAGCGACAGGTCGTAGTCCTCTGCCAGCAGGTCGTTCAGTTCGGAAGAGAGAAGCAGTTCGTCCCACTCCGCCCAGTTTGCCGACTGGTTGGCCAGCAGGCGGAACGCCTTAATCTGGGTCTCCGACAACTCGTCCGCGAGGACAACGGGCACGGTGTCGAGACCGAGCACACGCGCTGCCTTCAGCCGGAGATGCCCATCTACCACCAGCCCGTCGCTGCGCGCGACGATCGGGATGCGGAAGCCAAATTCCGTGATGGCCTGCGCCATCCGGTCGACCACGTCGTCGTTCTTGCGCGGGTTGCGCTCATATTCGACGAGGCGGCCGATGGGCCATTGTTCAAGCTGTAGCGCGTTGGCAGACATGGGCGGATCTCTTTAGCAGATGCAGGGTCACCGTTCGGCGCGCATGGATGCTGCAGAACAGGACGAGCTTGGTGACGGGCAATGGCGGGTCGACCGCCTCAACATCGTGAAACACCGCTTCCACCCGCTTGTGGCAGGCGCGGCAAAGCGGAATCAGATTGGTTTGCGAATTGTCCCGCGTGAGGCGAAACGGAATAATGTGGTGCACCTGGAGGTGCTGCCCGCTGCCGCACATGGCGCAGAACGGGGTTCGACGCAGGGCCTCCCGGCGTATCGTCTTCCAGCGTGAGCCGCGCCCGCGGATGCGCGGCGTCCGGCACAGATGGCGTTCATAGCAGGGCCGCGAACAGAAGCGCGCGCTGGAATTGGTGCGGTCGGACAGAACTGACCGAGGCACCCGAAATTTGCTTCGACAGGTCGCGCAGGTGCGCGTGGTGGACTTGGCGTCGCTCAAGCAGATGCGGCTGCAATATTTCTGCTGGCTGCTTGGCGGGGTTCCAAATCGCTTGCCGCAATGGCGGCACGTTTCATGGTTGCGAGTGGCGGTGCGCTGCTCGCGTCCATTGTCCAAAGCTGACCGGCCAGCGCATGCGCGACATCGCGGCGCTGGATTATCGGCTCTGACGTCTTCCTGTTTTCCGCAGGTTGCACAGGTGCGCGTACGCATCGTCCGTGCCCTTGCCTTGACCGGAACGGCCTTGTTTAGCGGGTGCGACAGCGGCTCGCCTCAATGGGGTGGACCCCTGGGTTCCGGATACCAGCAACCAGCTTGACTCCACGAAGGGTCCAGTGGCGGCCAAGGCATCCAGCTCCAAGGGTTTGTTTAATTGTGGTTTTTGTCAGATCACGGGTGGATACCCGCTGGGGTGGCTTCCCAAGAAACCAGCCCTATCACTAGCGATATTGCGCGCCTTGCCCCCCCGTATACGTTTGGGGCCAGGAAGGACCCGTGAATTCAGTGGGTTAGCGCGATGGATGCCAGCTGGAGCCCTGGTTGGACACCGAGATCCAGCGGAGTATCCACCAAAAAAAACGGGGAGAGCCGTTTTCCAACGCACTCTCCCCATTATGCCCTACGGATAGCACGAAACTGTTGCATGTGTCGAACACAAAAGTGTTGCAACACATTGGAGTCGTTTAGACATTCAGGCGCGACGCGATCTTGGTCAATGCGAGCTTGTACTTGCGCCATGCCGTCGTGCGGTCAACGCCAAGTTCACCGCTGATCTGCTTCCAAGGCACACGCGCCGCCCGAGACCAGATCAGCTTGCGCTCGGCCTCATCAATCCAAAGCACCCAATCGAAGGTCTGCTCGAGCCGGGTGATCGACGCGGCCGAAGGCCAGACGCGCATGGGCTGCGGTTCCATAGCAGCGATCTCACGGCTGGTCCGCGCGATGTCAGGCCAGGCGTTGAAGTACCCCTTTGCCTTGACCGGTGGCAGCTTGCGGAGCGTGCGGAACGCTTCTTCGAAATGATCCGCGACATCGTCGGCGGTCCAGGTCTTTTTCTCACCCATGGCGCACCTCCCCAGCGGGGCGTGGCCCATAGAGTTTTGTGCCTAATTGCTCGACCAATTCACGTTCCGGCCAAGTCAGGCGCTGATCGTCGATGCTGACAGCCAGCACACCCTGTTCGTGCCAACCGTCCCGTTTGACCTGATCGGGATCACGGCGATGCCCGCCATAGCCTTTGGGGGTAAACCTCATGCCACACCTCCCCGGGTCTCAATGGCCCAGTGCAGGATGGCGATAGCATCTGCCTCATTGTCATCAGCGGGGCTGAACCCTCGGGTGCGGGCCGCATCAATCATCGCTTGCTTTGGCGCGTTGCCCTTGCCGGTGGCGTGATGCTTGATGGTGCCAACCGGCACGCCCGCATAGGGAATGCCCCTCAGCTCGCCCCAGCTTGTCAGTGACGCCATCAGGCCCCCATAGACATGGGCCGCGTCAGTACCAGCGTGGCGGCGAACTTCCTCGAACCAGATCGTTGCAATCGGTCCAGACAGCCGGTCAAGCTCTGTTAGCCAGTTGGTAAACCGCAGATAACGCATACCACCGCCATCGTAGCGGCCGGGTTTGAACGACGCTGTCCCGCTGGTGATCAGGCCGTCATAGCCACGGATGGCCCAGCCGGTAGTCGTGCCCAGATCGAGCGCAAGAATACTGCGCGGAGTTTGTTTTGGTTGGGTCATGCAGACCTCCTCTTCGATTTGATGAGCAAGGCGAGAGGGCTGGCCGGTGAAGGCTGCGGTCTCGCCAGGCCCCGAAGGGTGGTCTGGTCAGGTCAGGCGCGGGGCGACGAGGCCGCCCGGCGGATTGTTCTAGGTTTCAAAATGGGTCAAATGAAGATTCACTCCACCTAACCCGTTGACCAACATGCGTATTATATAATTATTCAATTATTATATATTACATAAGGTAGGTCATTCTCTTTTAATATCGCGCGCGTACACGCGGGGGGGATAGGTATCCTCTTGAAAGATTGAAGAACGTGAGAGATCTCACTTTTTCCATAAATTCTAAAGCCTTATGCATTATCAAGGTTCCTTCTGACTGATTTTGCGCCCTGAAGTATCTCGCCATGGGCCATGCCACTTGGCCAACCTGTACACCATGGCCTGCTTGGTCGATGAGCCGCGCATGCCCGTCGTGACATCCCCGCTTTCGATCAAGGTCAGCAGGATCTCATCACGGTCACGCGACTTGAGCCATTGCGAGGCACGCGTGATTTCGGATTTGGCGATGCCTTTCGCACCTGCCGCTCGGATGATCTCCTTCAACCGCTTGAGATGCGCTTCCGTCTCAGTGTCAGCGACATGGCGTTCAACAGCCTCCATGGTCCGCCGCGCATAATGGCGCACAAAATCAATGGCCCAATCTGCGGCCGAGAGGTCGATCGCAGGATTGGCCGGATCGCGCCCTACCGCCACAATCAGCGCCAGCTTTAACGCGTTCTCCCCAATACGGGCCAGGATCGCCGTGAAGGCTGTTCCACTTGCTGCGCGCAACTCCCCCGTCAGCTCTGCGCTGAGCAGTCGAAACCGGGCCCGTGCCTCCTCGGTCATCGGCACGATAGTTGGGTTCACCGCAGTGTTCTGATCGGCTGTCTTGCCCGCAAGGTTGCCCTTCTGATGCCCACCACCGGAGGCCACGCTTTGCAACCCAGCGATCAGCGCGGGATCGGCCTGGCGCATGCCCACGGCGATGTTCTCGTCCGGATAATCCTCATCACTGGGCAGGATCAGAAAGCGCGCGAGCGAGCCGTCGACGACGTTTGCACCCTGCAATGCGCCCCAGAAGTGCAAAGGCGTCGTGGTGCCATAGACACTCAGGCAGGGTTGATTGATATCCCTACGCTCGTTTGAGCCGTCACGGTTGGCATATTCCGCGCCGAGGAAAATCCCGCCCGCGGCCGTGTAAAGCTCGGTCATGTTGTCGAGGATTTCGGTGATATGGCGCGGGCTGCGCCGCCGGTCGGCCGCCGCTGCGAGGAACATCCCAAACTCATCGATCTGGAAGAGGATCGCAGGCTGGCGATGCAGCGCGGTCAATAGCCCCGCGCCGGAGGCGATCTTGTTGCCGCCCAGATGATGGGCCAGTCCCGCCTCAAAAAAGACCTCGTTGATGATCTCTCGGGCGTGGTTCTTGCCTGATCCGCTATCCGCAATGCCCACGACATAAAGGTTTGAACGCAGGTTGCTTTCGGTGCGATACTGCCGTCCCATGAGCGCACCAATCGCGCAGAGGCTGGCGCCGAGCGATAACAATGGCTGCGGACGCCGGGCCGTCGACAGCATGTAATCGGTCAGATCCCCCACCAGTCCGTCTGGCATGGCCAGCGTGAATGGCGAGGTGGCCGTTGGTTCCTCATCATCCTCGGACTGCTCTCCCAGCCTCGACAACAGCCCCGCCGCTGGATGCTCGCCATCGGAAACAGTGGCCCCATCAAGGCGCAGATCGCTTCCCGGCTGCCAGCCGCGCTCCATCGCGAGATGA